CTTGAACAGGCGCGACGAGTCCTTGTGATCCTTGGAAACGGCGAAGGCTTTCACCGCTCCCCGCGCCTTCGCTTCCTCGTGAACCTTGCGCATCAACCGGCGCGCAGCCGTGCCACCGCGAACGTCTGGATGCGTCCAGTAGACATCCATTCCCAAGGTGACGGTCGATTTGTAATGCAGATGGGGCATGACGAAGCCCATGAAGTAGCCGACGAGACGGCCAGCCTTCCGAAGCGTCACGAAGAGGAGGATTCCCGCCCTCTCAAGCTGGGCGTAGCGCGGCCAATCCACGTCGAGCGGAATCTTGTCCTGTTCCAGCGCAAGCTCTTTCCAGTGAAGCGGAAACAGCCTCTCAAGTTCCGGGCGAGCGGCGCTGAAGGATTCGACCTGAGCCGTGATCGGTTCAGCCTCAATGATCCGTGCAGCCGTCGCCATGCTGGAGACGGTAATTGCGAGGAGAATTGCGCGCCGAGTTTCCGAGCGCTATTGTGTCCTAGCTCGGGTTAGGAGGGCTTGTGTCGCGTGATGACTTCAAGCTGGGCGCGTGGGCGCTCATGCTTCACTTTGGTAGCGGGTTCGTTCTTTCACAAACATTGAGGCATGGCGACTTCCTCGGTTTCCGGCCGAGTACGGGAGATATCGGCTACGCAATCGCCGCTGGCTTTGCTCTGATGTCTGTGACTTGCGCTTTCGTGGTATTCCAGGAAAGGCTGTCACGGAGTCGTGTTGTTGAACGACATAATCGGGACGAAAACCGAAAATCCGGAGGCGTTGTTTTCGGCGACGATGCCAACGCTTGAGAGTGTCGATCCGAGGAAGCTTGTTGCTCCAACCGAGAATAGCTGTAACCAATTTTCACCGTCAAAGCTTATGGATGAGACGAAGTTTCCCCCTGTGAGCTGGACGCGAAGCCAATGCGGCGCGGATTGTTCGAAGTGAAACGTGCCGTTCGATGTCGTATTGACCGCCAGCGCGCTCGTAAAGGTGAAGTGGCTGCTTATCGCGCCGGCGCCCGCAGTCGTACTAACGCTGACATCTCTATAGCCGAAGCCATCGACCTTGCCTGTACTGTCCTGAACAGCAATCCCAATGAAGATGTTGCCGATCTGCGTCCAGCAGGGATTGATGAATGCCGAAGCGGTAAATGCGCTCTGGCTTACTACTGCCGTCATCGCGCTTGATACAGCCGATGCATTTGATGGGATTTTAAGAACGATTCCCCGGCTATTCAGAGCTGTCATCGTTCCGCCCGCACCGCTCGAATTTGCCAGCGTAAAATTCGCCAGCACCGGAGCGGAAATCGCGAGGACGCCAGAATCGTAAAACGGGCTGAAGGTTGATCCGGAGCCGCCGCTTCCATTCGAGGCCGTAGTTACGCGCCCCTTGGCATCCACCGTGATATTGGCGTTCGTATAGCTTCCGGCAGTAACGCCGCTATTGGCCAGTGTGACCGGGATCGCCGTAGTTCCCGAGCCCGTCGCATCGCCCGAAAGCGTGATCGTCTGGTTGCCGGTGAGATACGATCCGGCAGCCTGAGCGCCGATGGTGTGATAATCGACAATGACAGCGCCGGATCCGTCAAACGTTGTCCCTGGAGCAGCACCGCCGGTCGCTTGAAAGGTGACGGTATTGGGAAGATGAAGCGCGACAGAACTCGCGGCGGTCGCCTGCCCCTGCGCGTTGAAGGTGATTTGTGCAACGTGGGTCGCGTCCCCGTAGCTTCCCGCAGTAACGGTGGTGTTCGCAATGCCTATCGCATCCGCCGAGACGGCAAGGCCAGTTCCGGCTCCGACATTCAGCGTCACATCGGCGCTTAACGTTCCACCGCCCGTCAATCCGTCTCCGGCGATGATCGATGTGCCAAGAATCGAGCTGAAGGCGTCCGGGACGTTTCCCGAGAGAAGGTTTTGCAGCTCCTCGATCGATTTGACCGTGCGAGGATCGTTGCCGACGAACTTGTAGATGTCGGCACGGCGCATCGATGTGAATGTTGCGAACGGCGTGAGATCAACCATCAAGCTGCTCGAAATTCGCCTCAAGCCGCGAGAAGCTGACCGGCGTCCCGGTCATTCCCCTGAACCTGAAGGCTCGCCACTGGCGGAAGAAGCCATTGCGCCGCCACGCAACCCGGAGAGATCTCTGCCCGCTAAATCCGGTCCTCGCCGCCCGTTCCTGCGACCATGCAACCCCGTCGTCGGTCCATGACATGAACGCGATTGGCTCCGAGCCGGGAGTTGCGCGACCGTAAAAGCCCACCAGCTCAAGATCGTGGCAGATGCCACCTTTCCCTTGGGAATAGGTGAGCTGGCAATCGAACTTCCACTCGGTCTTGTCGCCGAACTGGTTGTCGTTCGTGTCGACCAGAACGCCGAGATTGAAGCTCTGGATATCGCCGCAATGCCATTGCCCGTAAGCATAGGTGAAATTGCGCGCCCGGTAGGCTTGGTCGGCATAAATCCCCGACGCCAGACGATACCAGACCGGGGTTTGCGCCGCCTGACTGGCCTCGTGATCATAGACCAGCGTCTGGTCCGGCAAGTGGACATATAGCGAGTTCGCGCCGTCGCCATTTCTGGCCTCCAGAACGATAGTGGAGGGATCGTCCACGGCGGCAAGCATCCGCTCGATCCCGCGCGTGCTGATCGCCGTCGCCTGCCCCAATCCGGCGACGTAAATCTTCGGCTGTTCGTTCCTCGCCGCCCCGCAGAAAGCGAAGGAGTCGAGAAACAGACATTTCGCATGGGTTCCGACAATGCCCTTGTCGATCTGCGCGCCCCGCTGCCTCTGGAACGGTAAGGGGGCCGCATCCGTCACAACGCCGGTGTTGTAAAACACCTCGATCGTCCGCTGGCCGAGGACGTAAAGCTCGCCACGGATTGTCAGAAGTCCGAGTATTGAGTCCGGATCAGCTTCGGCAGACCCATAAGCGAGAGGATCGACCTGAGTGGGATCGTTCAGCTCGGTAATGACGATATTCGTGCCGTCAGTGGTGATGAAGTAGCCGTCCTGCCACACGACATCGAGAACGACGCCCAAATCCGGGTCTGTAACCTGGCTGAGCGTTGTCCCGTCGTAATACCAAAGCTCCTCATCGCTCGCAATTGCCATGCGATCAAATGAAGAGGCGAACGACACTCTGGAGCTTCCGCCAACGTCTCCAACAATCGATGCAATGCCAGTGCTGGAAACCGAGAGGAGGGTCGTTCCCGAAATCCTGTAAAGAGTTCCGTTCCAGTTGTAGCCTCCACGGTCGGTCCCGGTCCCAACAGCGAACACATCGATCCCCGGCGCGGACCTCAGATAGCCCTCGGAAATGCTGGTTTCCTGAAAGTTCGGGACGAGGTTGAGCGGATAGGATGCCTCGAAATCAGGCCCCTTTTGCGAGTAGACCCCCGAGAGAATGGAGACTTGCATTTAGCTGCCGGTGAAGAAGCGGCGGCGGCTGAACCAGCGATCATTACCAGCCCCAGTGGGCTGCCTACGCGGCATGGCAATCTCGCGGGTTGCCTCATACTTGACGAACAGGTCTGAGCGTGTGTCGGCGGCTCGTTTCGCCACTCCGGCAGGGCTCTTGCCGTAGTCTGGAGCGAGAACTTCAGCGAGGTTATAGATGAAGGCGTCAACGTCCGCTTCGTCTATGCCTGCGCTATCTGACGGGCTTGAGGTTCCGTTGGTTGCCGGTAGCGAATAAGGCAGTTGTTCAAGCGAATCCTGCCACTTGGCCCCGAGCGAATCCAACTGCCTCAGAGCCGAGTTGTCCTCTTCGGCTTCCGTGTCGAACACGTAATTGGCAATCCCTAGCTTCCCCAAGGCGCGAATGACAATCGTTCCCTTGGTTATGGTGGAATCCGGCCCCGACGAGTCCGCGCTCGTGGCTATGAAAAGCGAGCATGTCTTGATGCGCGTCTGACCGAGGCCGGTTTGGATCGTGACGGTGAAAACGGCGGTCTCGCCGCTCGCGCCCCCAGAGACGATTGGGTAAACGTCCGCGTCTCCGTATTGGAGATTGGACGAAATGGAGATCGTGCCGGACGTTACCGAGCACACAACCGACGTGATCGTGTCGGGATCGATCTCCGGGAAGGAAATGTCGTAGCGGACTGTTTCGCCCGGAGCTTTCGGGGTGAGGATGATGTCCGCCATCCCTAGGGGAATATCCGCGCCCCGTTAGGAGCGCGGACTTTCCGAGCGGTTAGGGAGAATTGCCGCTCTTAGTTGTTGTGTAGACGGCACGCCAACTGGGCGCGGAGCGTCTTGTAGCCGTAGAGGACATCGATACGGCACGGGAAGTTGTCCGTGCTAATGTCGTAGTCGCGGACGATACGCAGGGAAATTCCGTCCATGACTTCCCGAGCAGCGAAGTCCACGCCATTCGGCATCTGAAGGTCGGCAGTCGCGAAAGCGAATGCGCCAGACTGATACAGAAGCGACGTGCCAACGGCAGTCGAGGCCGTCCCGAGGAAGGTGACCGCCGCATTGTCCGCCGGGAGTGCATCGACGTTCTGGAGTGGCCCAGAGGCATACATGGGGATTGCAAGGCTGATATCGCCCGCGCCACCCGCATAGTCCGCCGCGAGCACGTTCTGGAACGCAATGCCGGTCGAAATCTTCGACTCCGGGTGAACGCTATTGACGCTCGCGAAGGTGATGACATCGCCCTTCTTCGCCGCGCCCGTGCCGGTGTCCACGGTGATCGTGGTATCGCCAGCAGCGTAGGTGTCGTTCACGAGATACGAACCGTTCGCCGCGCCACGGGTGTGAGCAGGCCACAGGGTGTTTTCCATGAAGTCGAACCCTGCGGTGCGGCCCATGTAACCTTCGCGGTACTGCTCGGCGATTGCCGTGGAGTCCTGGAACAGGCCCTTGGTGTCCGTCACCATATCGACGTTGTCCTGAGTGTTCAGGTTCGCCGTTCTGGCATTGAGCGGAGCAAGCGCGTTCTGGAGGATTTTGCGACCGGCGAGAACCTTCGCCAGCGTAAGAGCTGAACCGCCGTTCCAGACCGAGTTCGCAACGTCCTTATACATGGACATCGCATCGGCTTCGATGTTGGCCGCGAGGACCGACATCGCTGGGTCCAGAATGCGAGCCGAAAAGTCGTCGAGGTCCAAGGTCAGTTCGACCGAGCTGAACTGAACGTCAACGCCCTTCTGCTGCGAAATCTGGAGCGAAACCGACTGCTCGGTAACGTCCTGAGTCGAGATGTTGGCACCAGAACGCACGGTGAACTGGTTCGGCTTGCGGATTTTGAGAGTGTCGCCGATGCGAGCACCGCTCTGGGCGAAGCTGCTGTCGTAGTCGCGAGTGATCGTGCCGACGAAGTTGAGCTTCTGGTGGAGAATGCGCAGCGCCTCACGGGTCACTGCGGTCGGAGTGAGAATCGTATTCGCCATTGAAGTAATCCATCTGAGGGACTCGACGCCTCACGGCGTGGAATCTGGGTTGAGAGTTAGCGGCGGCGTGCTTCGCGAAGTTGCTTGTTGCGGCGTCTCGCCCACTCTTCGGCGCTCAGCTTATCTGATAGCGCACCGTCGGCATGGGCCAGCTTGGCCGCACCTGTGACGCGGCTTTCCGGGCCTGTTACCGGTCGTTTACGCTCCATCTTCGCCTGTCCTTCGAGTCGAGCTGCTGCAAAAGCAAATTCGATTGGGTCGTTGATCGAGGCGAGAGCCTTCAGCTTTTCCGGATGCTTGCCGAGCGCATAGACAAACTGCGCCTTGTTCTCGGCTCCGTGAATGAGAATTGCCAACTGCGCCTGGTTCAATGCCCCGAGCACTTCGGCCTCGGCGTCGTCGAAGTCTTTGACCGGAAGCGATTGCTTCTGTTCGGCAAAGGCAGCGACTTTCGCCTGGTATTTCTCACGCGCGGCAGCCTGTTGCTTTTCAGCTTCAGACTTTGTTGCCTCCTCCGCTTGCACACGTCCGTGCCATTCAATGATCTTGTCGGCTAACTTATCTTCGTCGCCGTCAATGCCATCATCCCAAAGGGTTGGCTTTGGACCCGCTTGGGGGACTTTGGGCGCTGTCTGCTGTTTGAGAGCATCGCGCTCGCGGACCACTTCGCGGTATTGCTTTCGGAGGTTCCGTAAAACTTCGGAATCTCGTTCCTCTGAGGCTGGCGCGGCCTCGTCGCCGAACGAAACGATGACTTCTTCGTCATCAATGCTTTCCGGTTCGGTTTCCGCCTCGCTTTCTGAGGAAGGTTCGACTTCCTCCGTCAATTCGAGAACTTCATCCTCTGCGGTTGGCGTTTCGCCCTGCATTTCTGCCATAAAGACCCTTCTCTCTCACCGTTGCGGCTGGTGGCTGCCGATTGGCGAAGGGTATCTTGTCAAAAATTATCCTGCCGACTTTCCGAGCGGATGTTGCGCTGCCTTCAGGCGATTTGTGTGCGCGTTCACGGCCTCGATCTGTAGCTTTGTCGGCTCCAGCGCCGTCTGCTGGCGAAGGTTTTCCGTCTCCGCCGCAGTCTTGCCGATGTCAGCTATGGTTTTCACATGCGTTAGGCCCGTAGGTGTGTCGGGAACGGCGTCCGGACCCCCGACGGCATGGGCTTGGGCAACCTTGAGTACCGTATCAGCCTTGCGCTGGTCTACCGATGCCATGAGGTCCTGAGCCTTGGCGGCCGCAAGCTGTTCTTCCGGGCTCGGCTGCTGTTGCGCGGCCTGAAGCTGCTGCGCCATCTCCTGCTTCTCTTCGTCGGTCGGCTGAACCACGCCCATCTGAATGGCGCGCATCCGAATCCACTTCTTGAAGTCGTCAATGCCCTCGCCGTCCATTTCGGAGACAGCGGAAAGGATTGCGCCCTGGGACAGTTGAGCGTCACCAGCCTTCGCGGCGATCTCGGCAATTCCAAGCATCGAACGAACTGTTGCATCGCGGCGCGTCTGTGAGGACGGACCAACGTCCACTACGCAGCGATACGGCCCGTCAAATAGGTTCTGGACGCCGTAGCTCTTGTCGTCATGGATCGCGGGTTGGCCGATGGTGATGTAATCGCGCCCTCCCTGCGTATCGATGGCCTGCATCTTGCGGCCTTCCTCGACATACAAAGCCCCGGCCATACCTTTCCATACGACGCCACACCGGCGAACAGCCTTGGCGAAGCTGTCGAGATAGATGAATGTGCGATCATCAACGCGGGTGTTGACCAGCTCGATTGCTTCAGCAGACGTGTTCGCCGGAACCTCATTCGGTTGCTCCGACGATCCGGTGAGGTCGAGAATATCGGAGCCCGCGATCTGAATGAGCGCCGCAGTGGCTTGGGGAACCTGCGGAGCGGTGACCGAGCCTATCGGTCCAAGGTGCGCGATCGTGCCATCCGGGTTCCTGAGAGCCTTCGCCAGTGCGTAGGGATGGCGTTTGACATTGGCCTCAGCCCACCTCTGCGCAATATTGCCGTCGATCTGCTCCGGATCGAAGATCGGGCGCTCAACCGGGCTTGAGGCTGAAATCTCCGCCAACTGCGAGACCAGAGCGTTATACTGCCGCTGCGGGTCTTTCGCCTTCCTGACGTAACCGGAGCAGCGTTCGATGTTCTGAACCACCTGCCGCTTGGCGATGTAGATGATGATCGGGATATTCGGCCCCGGTATCGGCTCCTCGGCAATCACCTCCTTGCCGGTGAGCGTGTATTTCGTGACCTTCGGCTTCTTGATCGTTCGCTCGCGCTCGACGGTCCACCCTTCGGCCTTCAGTTGCTTCAGCAATTCATCGTCTGGATCGATGAGCGTCTTTTCATCCTGAATGACAGGGTGAGACAAGGTGAACTTCTGCGCCTTGGTGAGATCGACCTCGTAATATTCTCCGATGTAAACCGTGTCCTCGTTGCGCCAGACGAAGCAATCACCGGTATAGACCGGCCAATCCCCGAACGAAGAGATGGCCTTGCCCTCATATTCCTCTTCGTAGGCTTCCTTGCTTACCGGAGTGAGGACGATGCACCACTTCGCATCCGCCTTGTCCTGCCGCTTTGATTCCGGATCGAAATAGACGCGCTGGTCTGCGTCGGTGATCGGCTCGAAATAGATGCGCTGGTAATCGTTGTCGGGGTCGGACTCGTCCTCGTAATCCGGCCGCAGCCGCCACGCACCGATTCCGCCGGCGGTTCCTTCATCATAGGCGTTGTCGAGAGCCTCTTGTCCGCAATCCTCGAAGTCGGCGCGATAGAGGCCGTCCAATGCTTCCGCCGTCTGGTCGTCGCCATCGTCATCGTCTGGACGGAAATCGACGTTGATCCGGTTGTTGCGATAGTCCGAATAGAGCCGTTCAAGCTCTTTCTTGGTCTTGTCGATCTCCAGCTTCGGAGCGTTCTCGAACTGGGTGGACCATTCATCGCTCCATTGAGCGCCACGGATCGCGCAGAAGCGGCGGTCGTCCAGACATTCCCGGCGCTCGTCCTTCTGGACCACCCACACCATGTCCATGCGCTTGACTGCGCGGGCGTGGATTTTCTCTAGCCGGTTGTCCCGGTTGCCATGGGTTTCGGCCATGCTGCGGACTTACGGAGAGAGGTAATGCCGTGCCGAGTTTCCGAGCGTTAGCGTCGAAATCCAGTGACGAGCGAGGGAATGTCAACCGAAGCTGGAGGCGGGGCAGATGTCAGCGCTCGCCTCGCGCCCTCGACCGCATAGCGCAGCGCATCGATCATGTGGTTGTCCTTGTCGGCCAGAACCGCAGTCACTTGATCGATGCGCTGCGCTATGCGGTCGAGGGCGCGAG